TTTTGACTAGTTTTGCAGTACTAGTAAGAACTGTTTTAAGCCTCATGAATAATGTCCGTTATAAGTGAATATAATAATCTGAGAGGCTCTGCCATCGGTTTCCAAACCGAAAAGCATGACGCCAGCTTGGCCGCTGGATTTAATTGCAGTATGCTGCAACATCATGAACCAGGTCTTGATGACAGGTATGATGGAAATCTGCCCGCAACTTCTGTTGCACCACTAGGATGTAAATCCGGTGTACCAACACCGGTTTTCCAGGAGCTTAAAACCAGCTCCCGAATTTTATTCGCGATGGTAATTTTGTTACGTTTAAGACACGTCAGCGCATCCCCTGCTGATGTTTCTTTCCGTATAGTTGAACACGTGTCCCTTGTCCTTCTTGCAGGAGGGATATGGCTGGGTTGTCGTATGTACCACGATGCAAAATACGTAGGGACTGATTTCCTTGCGTGTGTACCTGGTTATTGTTATCGGCGTATGTTTTGCAACCCGCCAAACTTAGGTAGTTATCCTTTGTTTGACAGAGTGTTGTTGGAAGTGTTTCGTGACCCTTCCAACGTTAAAAGTGGATTAGTTGTCACAACATGGAACAACAAACTCCACATTGCGTACCCCGGACCTGGGGATCCAGGTGGTCCTATTGGATCCATGAGAAAAGGAAAACTCTCACCGGATCCCACCTTTGTCCATTTGGTTGGTCCTCCAAGTAATTGGACGATACCCAAAGTTTACCTTGACCGCCCCGTTGGCGGATACTGGCTGAAATGGCTTTCTGTCATTCTCAGCTTCCTGTTTACAATAGGCCCTGTTGGTTATTGTGTCGGAGGTGATACCCTCGTTGACATGATTTCCGATGCCTTTTATGGGTTATACATCTATTGTTCTTGTATGTTTGGTTTACCTCGTTTCCGTGTCTTTACTTTTGGGACACGTGGTGATGTGACACCAATGAAGTATTACACAAACCTCCTGCAGCGTGCAGGGATTGACTGTGATCAGTATGATTGTTTGACCCCTGAACAGGGTTTGACAGCATTAGCACATGTCGAGAACTTCGAGTTTTATAAGAGTTCTCGTTATTTGCCTGAATTAGTTGGTCCCTTACGTGATTGGGTCAAAACTGATGATTGTGTTGCGATTGCACCATTAGGTGGCGTTGGTCACCTCCGCAATGTAGTGACTTTTGATCTTGCACCACCCCCGAGTCAGTTGTGTCAATTCCGGCTATTATCATCGGAAAATATGATTGGTCGTGTGTTTAATTTGATCACAACGTTGATCACATCTGTGAATTGCCCCGACTTTCGAGTTGGGTCTTTCAGAGGTTGTGCTCCCCGATCGTGTAATGGTGAAACCCTGTTGAAGGTAGGATCAAATAAACGGAAACGTAAGTATTTGATCGCGATGGGTAGCAGCAGCAATGCTGATGTCTTTCTACCTGATGTTGACCCGCTTGATATTTGGTCGACACGTTCAACGAGTGTTTACCAGCATGAACCTAGGACTGACCATGCAGAAATGATGCTTGATTATGAACACGTGATTTGTCACGGCGGTGCCGGTACAATGGCAACTGCTGCAAGTTGTGGTTGTCTTGTTAGTTCAGCTGACCGTTTCCTTGATCGTGATTATGTCAGTGATCCTGACTTTGTGTTCTTGAGTAATCACTTTTGGTTTTGGTATGGTATTTTGAAACCACTG